CTCCGGTGCTACGTGGGCTGCATATCGTCCCTCTTGATCCCTCCGGCCATGAGAACACGGTCACCCCGGAGAATCTCGGACGATCAGTGAAGCTATGGGTCCTCAAGGCTTGCGCTGCCTATCCATAGATTGGATAGCTTACGAGGGTTACCCCTAACGGGTACTTCTCGTCCTTGTGCTGGCGCAATCAGCACGGATGTAAGTATAGCTTAGATAGGAAGGGAGATCAAATGGCAAAACCGGTCAAGGCGTTTCGCCCTGAGGGGGGCGGTTGGCGTGTCAAGATCACGACCGCGGGTGGCCAAGAGTTCTTCTCGCAGGAACAATTGCAGCCGCACCGAGGGCGGGATAGCTACCAAGCCAAATATCTGATCCGGTTCCATTTTCCGTTTGATATCTCCTCCGATTCCAACATTGGCGATATCTGGATCTACAACGTCCGCAAGGAGACGATCGAAGCATTCAAGCGGGGGGATCTCGTCAAGGTCGAGGTGGCGTATCAGCCATTTGAGAAGCATCGTGAGTTGTTGATGGAAGGCACGATTGAGGATGTGTTAGTTGACGAGGTGGATAAGGCAACGCGGATGTTGCATGTCAAGATTGGAGACACGACCGACATCTGGCCGGTGGTAGTGACGACTAAACAATACGGGCCAGGGACTAAGGCCTCGGTGATCGCACACGACCTCATCGACGAGCTGGGGCTCCCCATCGGCAAGTTCTCTCCCAAGGAAGATCCGACTTACACGAAGGGGCTTTCTCTTGTTGGAGCGGTTCGCCCCGAGCTCGAGATGGTGGTGCGGGATATGAAGTCAAAGCTTCACATTTCACGTCGCCAGGTATACGTCACTATGCCCGATCAAGGAGTTCCATCCGGAGTGGTTCTGAATCCGGACAATGGTCTCTTGGCCGCTAAGCCAACCCTGGCGATCGCGGAGGATATGCAATACATCGCTGCCATTACCGGAGAGGAGCATCCGTACTTGTATGAGATCAGGGCCTTGCTAGCCCCGAAACTGTGGAGCGATTCGGAGTTCACTGTTGAGTCGGATGACCTAAGCGGAAGATTCCGTGCTTTGCGTGGCAGTCATGACTGCGACGGTCGGAACTTCTTGACACGTGTGTGGGCGGTGAAGATATGAGGGAAAACATATCAGTGCTGCTACGACAGCTGATCGAGGCGCGGCTGGAGCGGGTGCATACCTGGCTCCCAGCGCGAATCATCGAGTTCGACCATGAGAAACTGCGTGCAACGGTCGAGCCGACGATCAAGAAGGTGGTAGGACCGGACGGAAACGAGACCAAGCTTCCATACCCGTTGATCCTTGAGGTTCCAGTGGATGTTTTGTTGACCAAGTACTTTGTTATCCGCCCCCCGTACAAGAAGGATGACACTGTATCCATCGGGTTTTACGAGCGCTCGGTCGAAGAGATCGTGCGCGATCTCGAGCAGCGTGATCCGAAGTTCTCCCGCAAGCACCACTTGAAGGATGCGATCGTTGTCCAAGGGCGAATGACGGATAAAGAGGGAAAGAAGCGCCCGCTTCCGTCTGGATGGGATGAGGAGCTGATCATCCACGTCCGTGAGACCGGGACAGCAATCAGGCTGGACAAAGAGGGGAACATCGGGATCCAAGTTGACCCGGGCCGCAAGCTCTATCTTGGGCCAGGGATCATCAATGGGGACATGGAGTCGATCGCGGTGGATGGTGCAATCCTGGGGACGCGGCATAAAGCATGGGTCGATAGCCATGTGCACTCCGGAGTAGTGCCTGGTGGAGGAGTGAGCGGCCCGCCGACAACTCCGAGCCCTGAGGTAAGCAAGCATGTATTTGTGGGGGAGTAGAGAATGCCGGTAGAGACGTATCCTACGACATCATTCGCGCTTGAACGCACGACCCGCATCGGAGTGTTGGGTACGATCTTTGACCTTGCGCTTGGCGAGGATGGAGGACCCGTGCTCGTCGAGGGAGCGAAGGAGCTGCAGCAGGCGGTGGCGCTACGATTGCTGATGGTGCGCGGTGAGGCGTGGGAGGATACTGAGTGTGGTCTCCCCTGGCATTCTCTCATGGGGATGCGGCCGCCCAACAAAGGATTCCTGCATCATGAGTTACTGCAGGAGCTCCGCAAGGAAGATCGGGTCGTGCAAGTTGACCAGCTGGAAATTACGGATGATGTGGCGCGACGGTCGGTGAGCGCTAAGGCGTATGTGACTACGCGCAACGGCGAGAAGGTCAAGGTGGAGCTATGAGTGTCAAAATAGCAGGGGAAGAGTTTGGGGTTCTCGCAACTGGGTTCAAGCGGCCGACCAAGGCGCAGATTCTGGAGCAGAAGCGCTTAGACGCCATTGAGCAGTTCGGCCCGCGTGTTGATTTGTCCGCTGCCTCTCCACTTGGCCGCTGGCTGGCTGCTGAGGCGGAGCGGGAGGATGCGCTGTGGCACGTGCTCGAGGAGCTGTACTACGCAGGATATATCCCGACCGCGGAGGGCGAGGCGTTGTCGCTCAAGGCGGCTGAGCTGGGGATCATGCGGCGTAGTGCTGCATACGCTACTGGGGTCGTGACGTTCACGGGCGAGGCCGGGGCAACCATCCCCGCAGGCACGCAGCTTCAGGCAACGAGCGGCGCACTCTTCATGACGACTGAGGAGGCTACGATATCAGCGCGCGGGTTTGTCGATGTTGCCATTCGAGCGGTAGAAGCGGGTGCTAGTGGCAATGTGGCGGCTGAAACGATTACCACGATCGTCAACGCAATAAGTGGCGTCGACAGCGTCATCAACGCTTACGATCCAGGGACAACGCTGTCTCTGGGGCAGAACGATCACGGTACAGTGGCTCTTTTGGCAGATGGCCTAGAGAACGATTACCAGCTCGTTCGTGTTGAGGACATCCGCCATCCGCATCGGTTGGAAGACATTGTGGTTACGGTGAGAAACGATGTTGAGCCCACGCCTCATACGGCTTTTTACGCCTTCCACATAAAAGTGCTTGATCACCTTACAGGAGAGATCCTCGGGCGGACGGAGACTCAGACGTTCGTCCTGGATGCCGGCAGCGAGAGGACTATTCAGTTCACCGACCAGGGATTCGATGTGCACTCCGTTATGGGGGATTACATCCGGGTTGTCTTCGTCAACGAGGAATCAAGTGAGGCAGCGTTGGGGCTTGTTTGTGATACAGGGGATCAATATCAGCGTGGGGCTTTGTATCTGAATTCCGTAGAGCAGGCAGGCTATGACGCTGTGATGTCGTTGACGTCGCGGCTTGAGGGACGAACTACAGGAGGCTCTGACGGCGAGACCGATCCTGAGCTTCGCTATCGCTACCGCATGACAGCAGCGACGTTTGGCTCAGCAACGGCTGAGGCAATACGGTCGCAGGTTTATCGAGTGGAAGGGGTTAAGGCCGTCTCGGTGCGTCAAAATCGGATGAATTACACAGTGGATGGGATGAATCCTCACTCGGTCGAGGTAACTGTTTACGGGGGCGACCCTGACGATATCGGTGCAGCGTTGTTGGCGTCTGTGCCTGCTGGGTGTGAGACGTTAGGGTCGTCGGCTGTGACTGTACAGGATAGCGTGGGGCAAGCGCATATCTTTCGGTTCAACAAGGCTACGCGTGTCCCGATCTACATCGATATCTCCCTGACGGTGGATGGAACGTTCTCCTATGATGCAGGGCTGGTAGCAATTAAGGACGCGCTCATTGCCTACATTGGTGGTGAGGATAGTACAGGAACGTTCCAGATAGGGCTTCTTCCAGGAGTAGACGTAGTGTATGCAAGGCTCGTTGCTGCTGTAATGGCGATTGACGGGGTTGTCGATGCTGCCCTTACAGTGGGCAAGACAGCCTCTCCAACAGGAACGAACAATATTGAGATCGCTGCGGATGAGGTAGCGGAAACCAGGGCTGATTACATCAATATCGCGGTGGGTTGATATGGCAGAACTGCACAAATTATTGTCCAGACTGGGCCATTACTACGCCAACGACGAAGGTTCCAATATTGCTAAGCTCCTTCGTTCTCACGCAAACCGCATCGACGAGGTTCGGTCAATCTTGGCCGAGATACGCGACAATCGCTATCTCGATACGGCTACAGGGTGGTCTCTTGATCTGATCGGCAAAAAGCTCGGCATTGGGCGCGCTAGCGGAGAGAGCGATGAAAAGTATCGTGACCGGTTGCGGCTGGAGATCATGATCTTGACATCACAGGGGCGGTTGGAAGAGATCCGTACTATCCTGGCAACAGCGCTCAATATTGATCCCGATCAGATTCTCATCTACAACAACGAGGCTCCCTCACAAGGGCTTACTGATCTGCGGTACTTCTGTGAGATCTCGCTTAACTGGGGAGTGCTCTTGTTAAGTGGAGAGAGCCAATGGTTTAAGTTCAGCGATAGTGCAACCGCGCGTGCCGAAGGAAGCGCACGCGGGTTTGATGCAGGGAGATGGCGGGCAGGGAATAAGACACGGACGCAGTACATAGCGGAGATCAATGCGTTGATCGAAAGAATTCTGGGAACAGGAGTGCAGTATCAGATTGCGGCGCACGGTGGATTTAGGTTCTCAACGGATGCGAACGTTCGCACAAACGACAGCGATCGCGGATTTAACCGTGGACGGTGGCGAAGGGTGATCAGAGCATAGCGGGGGATAGAGATGAGTCAAGCGTCCAAATATTTAGTGGATATCCATATCACGCCGTGGGAAACGACCGGCACGGAGACTCCGGTCGGACAACGCGATTTCGCTGCTGGTCAAGAGCCAACAGCAGAGGAATTCGACTACCATTTTTACTACGTTCATAAGGACATTGCGGATTTGATAGATGCCATTGATGCCTGGCTGGTGCCCCAGCTCTTCCGGCCGGAGTCGATTGAGCTCGTTGGCGACAACGCGGGCACGTTTGACGTGATCCAGGGAGCGGACGGGCGTGACATTCCTGTGATCAAGCTTGCCCCAGGAGTTAAGCAGACGTGCCAGGTATATGCGATCGTTCGCAAGAACAACACCGTTGGCAGTCCAGCGAAGACAAAAGTGAGAATCCGGTGGTCGACAGCGGCAACGATTTCGAGGACCGCAGTGTTCAACATTAAGTACCTGGCCGCAGGAGATGGAGAAAGCCTCACTCAAGTGATGTCGACCATCCAGCGGCAGGTATCAGATAGCGCTGTAAGCCACGGGCGGGTGACGACTGAGGTTGAGCTGCCGGTGTTAACGCAGGGAAAAACGCTGCAAGTTCTGATAGAGCATGATGGAACCGATCCGGCTGACAATATGGATGCGGAAATTTGCATACACATGATCGAGGTGATCTAGGTGGCATGGCGTGATAAGTACAGAATCATGCTTTTCGGGTCCTTTGTGGAGCGCCCGGCAGCGGGGGATGTTGATCAGTGGTATCGAGTGACGGCGGGCACGACAAATCTGGGAAAGCTGTACAAGGGGACTGGAGACGGCTGGGAAGAGGTTCCATGGCCGTCGGATATCTCATTTCAAAAGCATGAGTTAGGCGGAGAGCTACACACGGGGCAGTTGCCGATATCGCGTGTTTCCGGGCATACGGCATTCGGCCCTCCGGCGCATCGACAGGCATTTGCGGCGTCAATTTTGCGCCGTCCCAAATAGCAAGGAGGAGACATGGGTGCGACTTGGTCAAACTTTTCGTTGGTACAAACGGTGACAGGCGGAGGAGCTGGCAGCCTGGCAGTGTCGTCCGTGCAGAAGAATGATCTAATCATTGCAGCCGGAGCCTGCTATGGCTACAACGGCGAGCTTCCAACCATTTCAGAATCGGGAATTTCGGCCACAGCGCTGTTCGACAAAAACAGCACCCCGTACTACGGCTATTGGCGCTACAACCGCTGGTACTACTACTACTACCCTTACTATTACTACTACTACTGGGGATATCCGTGGTATTGGTGGGCATATTACTACGGCCCGGCTGTAATCGCGCGGCTGAACATCTGGCGGGCCGATGAGGATGGTCAAGTCTCTGTAGACTTCAGCGAGCCGTNNAGGGTATGGACATACGTTCAGTACTGTGCTGAGCGTATGGCGACCGAACATCACGGTGGGGGCGAACGAAGAAGTAGCGGATGTTTCGTTTGCACAGAACGCAAAAACGCCGACCAACGTGGGCGGGACGGCTGTGTTACCTATACAGGCTGACGATCTGATCATTGCGATGGGGGTTGATGCGTCCAGCAACGCTGCGCTTGCTGACGTCTCCCTCAGCGGGCCTGGATCTCAGGCCTTGCTTGACTTCTTCCCTGTGTATGCGGCCAGGTCCGTCCGCATCAAGGTATGGCGGGCAACATCAACTGCTGAGGCGCGTATTGCGTACAGCAATTGCCAAGTGGGGCGGATGGCAGCATCGTTGCGCCCGAATGTTAAGGTAGTGCAAACCACGTATCCGACCGTGACTGAACCGTATGCGTATGTGGAGACGCAAGTAGAACTGACGTCGCAAGGGCGTGTAGTTCGCCCTAAGTGGTTGGACAACATCCGAATTGCGCAGGCGTATGCGACCAATCTGGGGCTGAGAAAGCGCTGGGTCCAGGAAAGCATGGGGTCGCATGAGTCTGGGATTACACGAGCGCGCATCATCGAGATGTGGAAGATCGATAAGGATCTGTTGTCATTAGTACCGGCTGAGGAAGCGTTCGTTTATCAAACGGAGCAACTTGCCGAGGACCGAGTGACGGCATTGGATCAGGGGTGGTGAGGCTATGCTTTTCCAGACGATCAACGAGCAATTAGAGCTAGGGCCGGCGTCGGTTATCAACCAAGGAACCACGGCATCGTCGGGCAACAGTGGCTATACCTTGAAGGGGACAGGAACGTCTTGGGATCAGTATGTGCGCCCAGGGGATTTGGTCGTTCTGGATCCAAGCGGAACACCGCAAGGAGCCAGAGTCATTGCAGTGGTAGATGGGACAACCCTCATGCTGGATAACGCAATCGCAGCCAACAGTACAGCATACGAGATTCTCCGTGCGACTGAGGCGTTTATCCGTCCGCAGCTACAATGGGAGTGGGAAATCCACGAGATAGTTGCATCTCGTTCGGAACAAGCGGCGGAGTCGATGGCTATTTGGCCTATCGAGGTTTGGTCGTCCGATAACAACTTGCCAGGAACGCTTCTGTTGTGCAGCGACGCCAATGGGTTGAACCGTATGGACCTGCTTCTTAAGCCTACATATTTCAACTGGCTGTTGCTGCGCAATTTTCAGAAGGTGCGGGTCAACATAGCCATCAGCGGAATTGATAAGACCGTGGCTGGCATTGAGGAGCAATAAAGGCAGAGGAGGAGAGCCATGCAAGATACTGTAGGGGCATTGCTATTGGTGAAACTAAAGAAAGAGGAGTATGAGCAAGTCCTGATCGGCACGAACGAAGCAGGAAAGCCTGTACGCCAAAAACATAAAGCGATTCGGTTTGTAGGGCCATCTGTGCCAAGGATGCGGACTGAGGTGTTGGGGCGAAATCCTAAAAAGCCCAATGAAGAGCAGTTGTGGTTGGTTGAGACCACACGCCCGGTTGTAATTGCCCTATCGCAGGAATCTACGATCAAATGGCTTCGGATCGAAGAA